CCATGCAGGTTTTTCGTTACCGCAACAAATACAGTACACAAGCAGCATTTTTAACTCCTAGTTTAGGTTAAGGGTACATATAAAGTATATCACGTTTTAATGGTAGGTCAACCCCACAACACTAAATTTAAGCGGCGCGAGGCTGAATTTAACGTATAGGTCGGCGAGCGCGCGGCATAACAGGCATAAAATAATATAGTTCGAACAGGATTCAGTCATATCTACATACGCGCGTGGTAGCGAAAATCGGTAGATAACTATAAAGCGAAAAGGTAACGGATTCAATCGGTTAGGCGGCGTGGCATGCTCAGATTATACACCTATAACCAATATCTACGTTATCTACAGTCGCTTTTTTCAGAGAGGATGAGGGTAACGCCATCTGACTACTCGAAAAAAGTTTCGTGTACTGAAAAAAACGATGTATAGAAAGGATAGAAAGAGTTATATATATCTATTTATAGATTTCTTCCTTGGTATTCAAGCACTTAGCGTTTCCTTATCTACCGATTTTGGCTTATTGGAAAATCTGTAGATACGGATTTGTTATGTATAAACTTACTACATAGGTTTGCTAGGTATGCGTCATATCGCCTAGCGTACCGCCTCCCCGCACTCTTCGCCGCATCGCCGCATGCATTTTCATGTTACTCGTGCCGGCTTTCCGCCTCCTGGTACTGAGCCACCTAGCGTTTTCGCGTAAATCGGCCCAGCTTTCGGGCGGCTTGGGGGGCGAGCGGTCGGGCGGCGGGGCGGTTGTATGGTCTCGTGCACATCACCGCCCGAAATCCTGCCTCTGTAAATTTCTTGTCACAAAATTTTAGTTCCTGCTCCAATACTCCTGTGTCAATCTCTTGACTACTTGACACTCTGCCGCAAACCTGCCATACTTTATCAATGAACAACGAAACCCCCGATCCTGCTGAATCGCCGATGGCCCTGCGCCAAGCCGCCCGGCTTGAGAACGTGCCGGAACTTTACCGCAAGCAGTATGAGCGCCTCGCCGTCGAACTGGCTCTCGATGTGGATGATGCTGAGAGCATCTTCGCCCGCTACGGTTACTCGCCTGACCAAGCCGCGACGCTAATGGAATCCCCGGCGTTTCTCCTGCTGGTCCAGTCGGCGGCGAAAGAGGCGCAGGAGAGTGGTCTAAGTTTTCGGACGAAAGCGAAGTTAATCGCCAACGAGCTACTCCCCTATGCCCATGAGATAGCCACCGACCCGATGAACGGCGCTGGTGTCAGGCTTGATGCGATCCAATGGACCGCCAAAGTCGCGGGTCTGGAGCCGAAGGAAACGAAGGATGACGGCAAGACTGGCGGGGGTTTGACCCTCAGCATAACGTTCGCCGGCCAGGCTCCGCAGCAGGTAGTATCCGCCACACAGTATGAACCACTTACCCTTGAGCAGGAGAACTGACATGCCCCTCACCAAATCAGCCAGCAAGCAAGCCGTCAGCAAGAACATCGCCGCAGAGATGCACGCCGGCAAACCCCAGAAGCAAGCCGTCGCGATCGCCCTGAGCACACAGCGCAAGGCGATGGGCAAGGGCTACGGTGCCATGGCGGGGAAGAAAAAGAAGTGACATCAGCCAGAGTCCTAATCCACCCTCGCTGCCTCGAAGGCCCAGCCCGCTGCGCCTTGGAATCACACTTGCAGGAGCGAGGGTTCGATATCGAGTCAGTAGCCATCGGCCCAGCCAGCAAGAAGGGCCACTGCGACCTCGTCCGGCTCATCGCGCACGACGGCGAGACGCTCACTCTGGAACGTATGGATGGCGTGCAGTTCAACCACAAGGCCACGCAGATCATCGCGATGCCCGGCACCGGACCGGAGGCTGCATGAGCCTGCGCACCTGCAACGCCTGCGGATGGGTTCACTTCGGCGTCACCCGGCGGTCCGCTGAGGATGAAGTCAAGAGATTCAATGACTACTTCGAGGCAGCGGCGCAAAACGTGCGCGACCTGTTCGGTAACACGCCGTCGAGCATCGCGAACTACGAACGCTGTGCCCGCTGCGGAGGATCACACACTGATATGCACGACGCCGAGCGAGGCGACTGCCCTGATGGATGTACGTTGCAGCCGATCATAGTTGAGGGGGTGTGATGGAACTGAATGCGAGATTCCCGGCAACGATGTCCGCGTTCATGCAGAGCGACGCCAGGCACCGGTTCATCCTCGGGCCGTTCGGTAGCGGCAAGAGCGTCGGAAGTCAATGGGAGATCCCCAGACGGGCATCAATGCAGCGCCCCGACTCGAACGGCAAGCGCAAGACCCGATTCGCGGTCATCCGCAACACGATGCCTCAGCTCCGCGATACGACAATGAAAACGTGGTTCGATTGGTTCCCGAACGGCTCACTTGGATACTACAAGGAGACGGGCAAGACCTACTTCATCAAGCAAGGCGACATTGAGTGTGAGGTTATCTTTCGCGCCCTGGATGATGCGAGCGATGTGAAGAACTTGCTCTCGCTTGAACTCACCGGCGCATACCTGAATGAGTTCCGCGACATCCACCGCGACATTGTCGAAGCGCTCGACGGCCGGATCGGCCGATACCCGCGCATGAATGAAGGTGGGCCGTCGTGGGTCGGTATGTGGGGTGACTCGAACATGCCGGAGGAGATGTCATATTGGTGGGCAATGTGCGAGGGGTACAAGCCCGACGATATGAAGATCAGACAGTCAAACGACTGGGCAGTATTCAAGCAGCCGGCCGGCGCGATCAGACTAGCCGATGGTAGCTATATTGAGAATCCCGACGCAGAAAACAGAGAAAATTTGCCGCCCGGCTATTATACCAACCTCGTAACAGGCAAGACCGATGAGTACATTCGTGTGTATGTCATGTGTGAGTACGGACGATCCAAGGGCGGGAAGCCGGTGCACCCGATGTTCAACCGAGACGTGCACGTGGCCAAACATCCGCTGATCCCAAGTAAGCAGAACCTTTTACTGGTCAGCGCCGACTTCGGGTTGACTCCCGCATTGGTGCTGAAACAGCAGGATGCGTTCGGCCGCGTGCTCACACTGGATGCGTTCCCCACATTCGGTATGGGGCTGGAGCGGGCGATCGAAACAAAGTTACTCCCACTACTTCGCCAGAAATATGATGGCTTTGACATTTTCGTTACTGGCGACCCCGCGGGCGGTACCGGGTCTCAGGCCGATGAGGTAAGCTGCGTTGATGTATTCCGCCGCTACAAGAACAAAGGGCTCGGCAAGGTGAAGCTCGCATGGAGCAATAGCCCCATCCACCGAATCGGTGCGACAGATCATTTCTTGTCCATGCTCGTTGATCGGGGCATGCCCGCATATCTCGTTGATCCAGGATGCACCGAATTGATCACCGCACTCGGCGGGGCTTTCCAGTACAAAAAATTCAAAGACGGCCGTGAGAGTTCCGATGTTGACAAGAACGACGCATCGCATATCGGGGAGGCGAACCAGTATGGCGATATGTATTTTGAACGAGGTGGCCGGCGGAAAGCTGAACTGAAAGAACGCGGTACAATCGCAACAGTAAATGAACCGAATCCATATTCAACGCCACGGTGACCTCCATGGACCCTATTACCCTCCCCCCACAAATAGACGAGGCCAAATTGAATGCGCTTGGCCAGCGCCTGTTTCGCATCTGGCCCACTTACGTTACCGACCGCAAGGAAGTTGAAGAGCGCTGGTTGAGTAATCTCCGCCAGGTCCGCGGGATATATGACCCGAAGGTGGCGTCGATGATCCCCGCGGACATGTCAAAGGCGTACCCCAAGATGACGGCGTGGATGGTGCGCGGAACAATCGCGCGGCTTATGCAGATGTTGTTTCCTCAGACCGAGAAAAACTATGGTGTGCGGGCGTCCCCGCTGCCTGACCTGTCGCTTGAACAGCTCCAGAAAGTGCTGGACCAGCTCGTCGCCGCGAAGGCGGGCGAGGGCGACCCGTCGCAGGTACAGCTTTCCGATGAGGAGATCGAGAAGGGCATCCACGAGTTCGCCAAGGGCAAGGCCGAGCGGATGGAACTCAAGCTCGACGATGACTTGCAAGAGATGGAGTTCATCACCCTGGCCCGCAAGGTTGTGCGGTCAGCGACGATATACAACATCGGCATCCTCAAAGGCCCGCTGCATCGCAAGGTGAAAGCGCGCACATGGCAGCAGGATGTGAATACCGGCAAATACACAGCGATCGAGATCGATAAACTCAAGCCACTGTTCGAGTTCCTGCCTGTGTGGAACTATTACCCGGATTTAACGGCTACCGACCTGATGAAGCAGGACGGCGAGTTCGAGCGGCATATCATGACTCGTGCCGAAGTTGAAGGCCTTGCAGCACGGCCTGACTTCCTCGGCGAGCGCATCACAGAGTATCTGCGCAAGAGCACCGGCGGCAACTACAAAGCGCAGTGGTGGGAATCAGCGATGAAAGGGGAGCCCAAGAGCGACCAATCCTCCGTGCAGGGCAAAGAGAGCCGCAAGTTCGAGGTACTGGCGTACTGGGGCGGGGTGACCGGCGCCGAACTACGGGGGGCAGGGCTGACTATCGCCGATGCCGACATCGGGCGCACGTTCCACGGCAATGTGTGGATGATCGACGACGTAGTGATCAAGGCGAAACTCGCGCCGCTCGGAGACACGATTCGGCACCATCACATCTTCGTGTATGAGGATGATGACTTGTCCATCCTCGGCAACGGGCTGTGTGACACCCTGCGCGATACACAGATGTCGCTGTGCGAGACGGTTCGCGCTGCGCTGGACAACAGCAGCGTGATCGGCCCGATGGCCGAGATCAACACCGACAT